TCAACTCCGGATCTGAACGACGTAGGCAACCACGTCGGCGCCGACATGGATGGTCTCGACTGACACGACGGACCAGTCGGTGCCGTCAATGCCCACCGTGTCGGATGTTGTCGGCGCCGGGGTGATGTCATCGGCCCGCACGACAAGTCTGCGGTCCCCTGCCAGGACTCCTCCAAGCACCTCGGTCGCGTCATAGTCGGCCAGCGCAGCACGCACAGACCGGGTGTTCGATGCCCCGGCCGGTGTGAACGTCACGGTCTCTCCGCCGCTCAGGGCGCCCGAAAGGCCAGTATCAAGCGGCACATTCAGGAAGACCCATTGCATGGAATCCAGCGACAACACCGTGTCCGCCGTCGCCTCGTAATCCGAACCGGCAACCGTGATCGTGTCGCCGTCGCGGACCCGGCCATCAACCCATTCGCTCGCCACGACGGACAGGGTTGTTGCGCCCGCCGATGCTGCCCGCGCGGTATAGGTCACGGTGTCGGGCGGAGGATCGTATTCGCTCCCGCCCCCTGATCCCGGTGTGGTCCAGTCGAACAGCGCGCCCCAGGCGGGCACCACCTGCCACAGAAGCCCGCGGGGATCGCCCTCGACGGCCTCGACAGCCTGGATCGCGTGCGCGGTGCCGTCCACCGTCAGCACGCCACCGACAGCCGGTGTCACCTCGGATCGGCGGACGTGGAAGATCGGTCGTTCGGCGTTGAACGTCACCCTGCCCACGGTGAACGTCGCGCCTCCGCCGACAGGCATGGCCCGACACGCCACCGCGTCGCCCTCGCTCGGGGTGAACGTCGCGGACTGCCCCAGCGCCCGAAAGACCGCCTTCATGTCCGGTTGCACGCTCAATCCTCCCGCGCCGGGGTGCCCGCGAACGCCGCAACGGCCTGCATCTGGGCATCGCTCAGACCCGCGTCCTTGGCCGCGATCATGGCGTCGATCATGCCCTTGAAGGCGCGCGCCCGACCGCCCGCGTCGAACGCCTGGAGCGGAGACAGTGCGTCCAGGACCACCTCGGTCCCCAGCTTCGCCGATGCTTCCTCAGCGATCAGCGCCGCCACGGGCGCCAGCGTCCACATGGCAAGGTGCCGCTGCGCTTCCCGCACCGTGGTACCGGTGACGCTCGCCGACAGCAGGGCGGGGAGAACACCGAAGGCATGAAGGATCGCGCCTCGGGCCGCCTCCAGGGTCTCCGTCGTCATGGATCGGGACAGATCGGGGCTCAGGTCGGACGGTCGCCAGTCGGTCGCCGGTTGCGGGCCGCCGGCCGCCGTGACGGACACCGAGTCCCGCAGCAGGACCCGGCCGCGCCGACCACGGAAGGATCGGGCGAGGGCCTCGTTGTCCACCGCCGGATTCTCCGGCATTGGCACCACCTGACTGCCCAGGGGCGCGTCGGCGAACACCTCGGCCAGCGCGGTCTCGACCGCGTGCAACAGACCAGCGGACAGGCTGCTACGCCGCAACGGTGCCGATCCTGCCCAGGGTGTCGCCGGGTCGGTGCCGATCCGCAGGTGCAGGACCTCGGCCGCCAGGACCGTCTCGGATCGGCCGCCGCCGGTCTCCGGGATCGTGATCCTGTACGCGGTCGGGATGCCGCCCCGCGTCGTCACATCCCAGTCGGTCGCCGGAATCAATGTGGTGTTGCCGATCACGAACAGGGCCTCGCCCCGCAGGGCCAATGACCGCGCCGTCATCGCCAGCGCCGAGGGCGTCAACAGGGTGGTCCCGGTGACCGCCGCCTGCGCCAGACCGCCCTCCCACAGCGAGACGCATCCCTGCGCCGCTGCCGTCAGATCGGCGATCCCCTGCCGGCCGGTGATGAACGATTCGCGGGCCTCCATGACCTGCGCCGTGAAGCCGGTTCCGCTCGCCCGCGTCTCCGGGGCGCGGCGCCCGAACAGTCGCATCAACATGACCGCCTCCATTCCCGCAGCAGATCAGCGGCGCCGGACAGGTGCATGGCCCGCGCCTTCCAGGTCGGGGCCTGCCGGACCTCCATGCTCCCGGTTTCGCCGTAGCTCCAGGACACGGACGACGCGCCGGCCGGCGCAACGGTTTCCTCCGCCAGGTACTCGGCCAGGCGCCGGAACGCCTCCAGGACCGACGCGGGCGGATCGTCGGTGTCGCCGACCGTCGCCGTGATTTGATAGGTCTCGTCCTCCAGCAGATAGCCGCCGGGGGCCGCTTCCAGGGTGGTGTCGGACCATGCGCCGTCGCGCCAGACCTTCGTTGCGGTGATCGTGGCAGGCTGCAACGGCGGCTCCCATTCGCCGGGGCCGCGCACGCGCCAGACCACCGTCCGCGTTTCCCAGCGATGCCGAACCCAGGTCTCAATGCGGCGCCAGATCATTGCCGCCGACAACGCCGTCGCCGCCGTGGACAGACCGGCGGGGGCATCGGGGTATGTGGTCGGGGTGCCCTCCGACTCGCTCAGAAGCTCGACCATCAACGCCACCTCCAGGCCGGAATCGGTGTGGGCGCCCTCATCGTTTCCGGCTCCCAGGACCGCGCCTCGACCGTCGCCATGCTGTAGGCCGGGCGGGTGACGACGCTGATTTCGTGCAGCACGGCCCGCGTGATCGTGCGCAACACGCCAGACCCGCGCCGCTCGATCCGCTCGCCGCCGGCCTGGACCCGGAAGCCGGGGGACAGACCGACCGCCAGACCCGAACGGATCAGCGCCAGCGCATCGCGGCCGTGACTGGTCCCGGCCACGTCAGGCGACAACCGGGCCTCGAACGCCAGACCATCGGGCTCAGACCGTAGCTCCAGGGTGCCGGTGTCGGTGCTGGCCAGGGGCGTCTCGAAACGATGCTGCGACAACAGCAGGACGTTGCCGGCGGGCTCCAGGGCGCCGGGCGAGAACACCTCGGTCCTTCCGGGCGCCAGCTCGGCCTCGACGCCGAAGGGGAAGCGCCCGGTAACCCGGACGCTCCCGTCACTGTCGGCGCGGACCTCCAAGCCCCCCAGGGGCGCGGCGGTCAACATGGCCTTAGTCCTGAAGGCCGGTCAGGACCCGAAGCTGCGCGGTGCGCGTCACCGTCACGTCCAGGGTGACCAGCGCCGTCAGCCGAAGCCCGCCGCTCGTGGCATCGGAGAACGGATCGCGGATCAAGTCGATTGCCCCCCAGGTCGCAACGATGATCGGAGAGACGCCGCCGACCGTGGTCGTCAGCAGGGCCTTGGAAGCGGTCGGGCTCCCGGTCGGCGCCGCCAGGGCGTTCGCGCTCATGGCGATGTTGCCGGCGGGGATATGCTTGACCATCCGGTCCCACTCGGTCAGACCGGACCCGGTGTCGAACACGGTTCCGTCCAGGGCATCCCAGATTTCGGGGCGGATCAGGCATCGCACGCCAGACGGGGACGAAACCGCGTTGGCGTTCATGAACGCGACAACAGCGGTGCGGAACGCGCTCCAGGTGACAGCAGCGGCAACGGACGTGCTGGTGATGCCATAGGTCCCCGCGCCCGCGATCACGCCGAGGGGTTCGCCACTCGAACCCGCGCCCTGGAACACCGCCTTGTCCATTTCGGTCTGAATGGCGCCGCGCATGTCGCGCCGCACCGCCGCCTCGATGCCGGCCGCCGACTTCATGGCCCGGCGGGTGATCTTCATTTGCACGCCGAGATTCTGGTCCGGCTTCAGGGACCGGTCGGTCGTGGCGTAGGCGGTCGGGGTCGCCACCGCGCCGGTTTCGGACGATGCCCAGCCGGCGGAAACCGAACTGGTCGTCACCGGGTACTCGGTCTCGCCGACGCCGATGTTGACCATCTGGGCGCCCATCCGGCCGGCCACAGAAGCCGGGAACAGGCGATCAATGATGCTCCGGGTCGAAACCGGATCGGGGATGCCGCTCGCCACGGTCTCGCCCGTGCGGACCTCCAAGGCATCGTAGGGCAGCGGAACGCCACGGAACCCGCCCTTGGCCCGAAGCTCGGAAACAATCTCGGCCGTTGCGCCGTTGAGGGCGTGCCCTTCGTCCAGGTGCATAACGGCCTGTCGGACCTCGTACTGCCCCAGCAGGTCGGACCACTCGCGGTCGCTGCGGGTCTCCAGGTCCTTGCCGGCCTCGCGCCGTTCGGTGTCTTCGGCGATCAGGGCCGCGCGATACCGGGCCTCGTTGGCGCGATACTCCGCGTCCAGATCGGTCATCTGGCGGGTTTCGTCTTCGGTCGGCGCGTCCTTCGCGGCCAGCCCGGACAGGGCCTCGCGGATTTCGGACTGGCGCCGCTGAATCTTCGTGCTGGTCAGCATTGCAATAAAAGCTCCATCTGAGGGACCGGACGCTTCACAGCGTTCTTGTCAAGCATAATCGTTCTACTGACCCCGCGCAAGGTCATCGACCGCCGTTCGCCATCGGTTCCTTTCCGGGTCGGTGTCTCCGATGCCGCGTTCTTGGCGCGTTTTCTTGGCGTGGCACGATCCACATAGGGTCTGGGTATTGTCCAGATCGAACGCCAGATCGGGCCGAGTCGCAACGCTCAGAATGTGGTCAACCTCCAGACGGTGCCGACTGCCGCATTTGACGCATTTCCAGCCGTCGCGCCGCAGGGCCAGCAGCCGCAGCGCCGGCCAGCGCCGATCCCGCAATGCCCATCTGCCGGGGCGGGTCGGGTCCAATATCACTGTACATTTCCCCTGCATCTGCTAATTCTACGACCCTTACAACACAACATAAAGGAGCACTCGATGAGCGAGGGATTTCAGCTAGGAGACGTTGTACTGCTCAAGTCCGGTGGTCTTCTGATGACTATAGAGTCAATTGAGAACGCAAGTTCTGGTCACAAGCGAGCGTTCTGCGTTTGGTTTGACGAAAACAAAGAAGTAAAATCCAACTCATTCTTGGTCCACACTCTAGAAAAGAGTAAGGATTTCTAGGCCCATTGCGGCGCCCTCGCCTGGACCACAGGGCGCGCACGCCGCCGGGCGCCCTCGGCAACGGCCAGGACGGTTGCCGCCGCCGCGTCGATTCTGCCGGTCGAACGGGCCTTCGCCAGCTTCATGTTGCCGGCGGGATCGGACAGGGTGACCGCATCCGAAAACGCCGACCGCAGCAGCAGGGAGGGGAGGACCTGGACCTGCCCGTCATAGACCGCAGACCGGAACCGTTCGCAATCCTCGCCGCCGTCCTTGAAGCCCTGACCACGCCACACGACGGGGACCCGGATCTGCGCAGCGGCCAGGGCTTCCTCGAACTCCGCTTGCCGGTATCGGTCGGCCGTCATGCACAGGATCGGCCATCCCTCCAGGCGATCCATGATCGTCCGCAGCAGCGCCGGGGCGGGGACGATCTTGTCGCCCATCGTGACCAATTCGCCCCGGTTCTCCATTTCGACGTAGCGGTCGCGGACTCCATCGGCCTGCCCCCGGTCGGACAGGGACGGGGCAGTCGGGAACGCGCCGAACGCCTCCAGGCGCCCGGTGTTCGGCCAGTACAGGGCCGCCGCGCTCATACTCGCCGATCCGCCCAGATCTACGCCGACCACGCATCCGCCCTCCCGAGGGGGCAGGTCGGAGACCTCGGCACCAAGCCATTCATCAACGGTCAGCAGCAGACCGCGCGCCTCCCCGGACACGCGCTCATTGCGGTTGTACAGACGGAACGACGACAGCGCCGATCCGCCGCGCGCGATGGCCCGTTGCGCCTGCGCCTGGAGCCATTCGGCTGTTGATCCGATGCCGGCTTTCGCGCCGGGATTGGCGATCAACAGGGACTCCATGTCGTCAGCAGGAAGGCCGGGCGCCGGCCGGTGTTCCTGGACATAGGTCCCGGTCGGAGGGGCATCCAGCCATTGTGAGAACGGGTGCGCGTCATCGCTCGCGGACGTGCTGATAATCAGGCATCGGCCGCCGCGCTTGCCCAGCCCGGACAACAAGGTGGCCTCCAGATCGTCGCCCTTGTCCGCCGGCCAGTGTCCGCGCTCATCCATCAGGACGAACGTCGGGGCACTGCCCAGGGCGTTCTTGGCGTCGCTGGCAATGACCCGCAGCAGGTGCCCGCCGCCGTCGCCCTCGAACTCGATTTCAAGGCGCGGGTTGCGCCGGAACGTCAATTCCTCCTGGACCTCTTCGGGCAGGGTGCGGGCGAAGCCGGCCGCGAACTCCCACGCAACACGGGCCTGGTCTCTGGTTCTGGCCGCGATCAGCACCTCCCGCCGGGGCTGCCGGTCCCATGCGCCGATCAGGGCGCCGAGGGCCAGACCCGCCGACAGCGCAGACTTGCCGTTGCCGCGACCAATGGAAAGGACGCCGATGTCGGTCCCGCGCTTCAGGGCGCCCCGGACAAACCGCTTCTGGAACCCGGCCAGCTTCAGGGGTGCGCCGGCCTTCCTGCCCTCGGGGACCCGCAGCGTCTCCAGGAACCTGATTGCTTCGGTCGCGTCGGTCATTTCGGGTCCTCTGTGAGTGCGAGAAGAAAACTCCCCATTACGGTACAGCCCCCCAGTAAAGCCCCGGCTATTGGGACCATTCTATTCATGCTGCCGACCTCTCAGGATTGATCGCCGCGTCCAGCGCCGCCATGCGGGCAGGACTGAGACCGTCACGGCCCGCGAGGAAATTGCTCATGCTGCACGGGCTCAGTCCGACCGACCGCGCGAGACGGGCTTGCTCGCCCTTCGGCGCCGCCGCGATATGGGCCTTGATGCTGCTGCGCAGTGCATCCACGCGAGACGCTGCTGGTGCTGCTGCTGATGGCCTGCCCAGCAGATCCTCGATATCGACTTGCCGAGGATCGGGCGGGGCCGGCGGGCGTTTTTGGTGCCGGGCTGGCCCAGGGGTCCCAGGGCTGGGAGTCATGTAGCCGGGCTGGCCCTGCTGCTGCTGCTTGCTGGCCTGCTTTGGATCGGTCGGTGCGGTGCTGGCCTGCCCCTTCTCTGAGGGGGGTATGGTATATCTATATGTGTCCCGCTGGTGGGACTGTGGCACCGTTTGGTCATGCCCTGACGGTCCCGCTGGTGGGACTGAAACAGGCAATATCGTTTCGTCCAAACGTTCACGGTCCCGCTGGTGGGACTGTGTGTCCCGCTGGTGGGACTGTGTTCTGTTTTTCTTTGGCGCGTTCCAACGCATGAAGTCCTTGGTCGGCGGGGTGTCGCCGCACCGTTCGGACGTGATCTCCCACGTCCGCGCCGCCTTCGTCTTCACCGTGAAGCTGGACGCTCGACGCACCTTCAGAAAGCCGCGCTCCATCAGGTCACCGAACGCCCTGGCAGTGCGGGACTTGCTCAGTCCAATGCCCTCGGCCTCCCGAACGCTGTAGCTGATCTCGCCGTTGTTCGTGCCGTTGTGCCGACGCCACACGTCGATCAGCAGCGCCTTCGCATCCGGGCTCAGGGTCAGGAAGGCGGGGCATCCGGTCATGTAGTGCGGGAGGGCAATGAAGCGTTCGGTTATCCGCCTGCCCTTCTTGTTCGGTTTCGCCATGTGGCCTCGGTCCCGTTGAAAGAGCGGGGCCGGGGTGGTAGGGTCCGAGTGTCACCGCGAAGCCTACCACCACCGATCCCCGCGCCTCGCCCGTGCCACCGGGCGGGGCGTTGGCGTTACAGGTACTTGCCGTCGCGGATCTCGTTCAGGTGCTTGAGGGCGTTCTGTGCCAGGGTCTCAATCTGTTCGGCCTTGGCCTTCGCCCCACGCCATGCAGGCGTCATTTCTCCGCCGGTCACTTCGTGAACATCGGCGATGGCCGCGCCCTGGGCGGCGATGAACTCGACCGCGTTGCACGCCGAATGAAAAAGCTCGGTCGCCATTTCAATGCGTTCCTGGCAGGGGTGCAGGTCGGTGGTGCTCATGACTTCGGTCTCCTATTGCTGTTCAATTTCGATCACGCGCGCCGTCACGGTGAACAGGCGGGCCTGAATGCAAGAAATTGTCTTGAGTGCGCTTTCATACCGCTCTTTGGCTTCAACGCAGCACGCCAAAAGATCAAGGAAAGCATCGGGCGATTCCCTGACCATTTCGGCCAATTCTTCGTCGCTGAACTTCAGCGACATGAACCCGCAGCGGAAGGTGGGATCGTGCCTGCCGAGGGGCGCCAGACTGTCCAGCACCTCGGGCGTGACGTTCGGCCAGCCCGCGAACCTGAGGGCCGCGACTTCTTCCATGGTGGCCGGCCGGTCGGTGTCGGTGGGATCAGGCTGCATGGTCGGCGCCCTCCGTCTGGAGGGACCGCAAGTGCGCCTGGATCACGTCATCGGGCCATGCCCGGACGTTCGGCCCGAGGGAGACGGGGCGAGGGAACTTGCCCTCGCCGATCCAGCGATAGGCGGTTGTCGTGCTGGGCAGGATGCCGGCCGCGATCAAGTCGGCCATCCGCCAGAATCGTTGTGCTGCCATAGCGTTGTCCTCTGCGTTGGCGCCCGCCGGGATGGCGTGGGGCGCCGGGGTGACGCAAAGAACGGTACGGGCGGGCTGGGGTGTTGCGCACGTCATCCCGAACACAACAGCTAGCGCGCTATCGCCGGGCTGCCAACTGCTCGCGCATGATCTCAACTTCTCGCATGTATTGCGGATCATTCCGTAAACGAGAAACTGTAGACGGATTTACACCACATGCCTTGGCAAGCTCTCTTGTGCCAACATCTGGGATCTGCGCTTCTGCCACTATGCATTTTTGTCTTGTCTCTATGCCACGGCCACTTGCTCGCCTATGCCTATCAACCCGAAGGCATGTGGCAAGCAGAACCGCCAATTCATGTGAGGGCGACTCTTGTCTTTCAATGCAGGCTGTCAGCATTTCAACGGCAATGTCATGGATTACCGAACGCGGAACGTGACCGCCAGATAAAACTGGAGCTTTTCCAGTGTCCCGCCCCTCGTCAATGCACTGCGACACTGCACTGGTCAATCGCCCACAAACCAGGGCGATCTTTCCTCCAGTGTGGCTTAATGCCTTTGCGGCCTCAGAAGAAGAAACGTTAGCTATTCGCTCAATGGCTGCCTTGTTACGGCCCATGCGAAACATGTAGGTCATCTCTTCTTCATCAGACCAGTGCCATCGCGTTGTGTCGCTCATGCCCCGCCCTCCGCCAGCAGGGTCTCGATATGCCGGCTCCACCGTTCCAGGGCCTCGCGCTTCTCGCCCTCGTAGGAATAGCGGTTGTAGATCGCCGCCACGCCGCTGATTTCGCCCTCGGCATGGTTCAACAGCTTCTCGACCACATGCGGGGGCACCCCCAGGCGGGCCATGCCGGACGCTGCCGTGCGGCGCAAATCGTGAATGTTGAAGTCCTCAATGGTGGCCTGACCGCGCGCGGCGCGGGCCTCGTTGATCGTGCCGATCAGCCGATCCTTCGCCCTGGACCAGCCCGAAACCGGCCGGGGGCTCCATTCGCCGTCCGATGCCTGTGCTTTCGTGCGCGCGGGGAACAGCAGGGGGCAGCGCCGGAACCGGGGCAGGGCCTCCACCGTCGCCAGCGCCAGCGACGACAGGGGTACGTCCGACGCGCGGCCGTTCTTGGTCTTGGTGCGGGGCAGGGACCAGACGGCGCGCTCCAGGTCGATTTCCGACCATTCGGCCGCCGCGACCTCCCCACGCCGTTGCGCGGTCAGCAGGGCAAGCCGGAACAGAGGGCCGAACGGATAGCCTACGGCCTCGGTCGCGTGCCAGACCTCGACCACCTCCTTGTCGCTCAGAACGCGGTCGCGGGCCTGCTCCTTGACCGGCTTGGCGATGCTGCCGGCCGGGTTGCCCTGGATCAGACCTTCATCGGCCGCATACCGGAAAACCCGTTTCAGGTAGGACAGCAGGCGATTCGCCATGACCGGGGACCCGCGTTCGATGATGCCGTCCAGCAGGGCGCGAACGTCCGTCCGGGTCAGGTCGTCAACGGGCCGATCATGCCAGTCGGTCGTGTTCGCCAGCACCACGCGCATGGTTTCGCGCCAGCCCTTCGTCCGCAGGGCAGCGTCCTTGGTATAGAAGGTTTCCACCACCATCCTGAAGGTGACGGCGGGCGTCGCCGCTTTCGCCTCGGCCTGGATCTGGGCTTGCTTCTCCGCCGCCGGGTCGCGTCCGGCCGCCGCCTCGGCCATCGCCTTGCGGGCCAGGTCCCGCGCCTCGGCCAGATCCAGCTTGCCGACGCTGCCCAGGGTCAGCCGCCGCTTGGTGCCGTTGTGGCGGTACATCACCACATAGCTGCGCCGGCCGGTATCGGTGATCCTGACACCGAAACCCGGAAGCATTTGATCCCAGAACTCGTGCCGGCCGGTTGCGGGGGGCTTTAGGGTCTCAACGTTTTTCGCCGTCAGCTTCATTGTTGGCATCGGTCAAATGCTCCACCGTCGGGGTTCCGCCGGGGTACCGCATCGAACCGGGTTTGGATGGTACCCCATCGGGTCCCATGATGGCCCATAAAGAAGCTAATGCCAAGGAAAACAGTCAAAAGCCGGTATGTGGTGGGATGTCTCGGGACCCCCTGAAAAGCCGACCATCAAGACTGGGGGTCAAGGGGTCGTGGGTTCGAATCCCGCCTCTCCGACCAATAAATCAAAGACTTAGAGACTGGCGCCGCCTTGACGGGTCGGCGCCTTTTTCTTGGTTCATCACGGAAAAGCGGGGTTGCGCAGGCCAAGGCACTTTCAATGGCGCAGGGCAGGGGTCGCGCGTAATTGTAGGTGTTGATGACGATGCTGACGCGCCGATCGAGGGAGCGGTCGGGCATCCGCGTCATGCCGGTCACAGCGCCCGGCCGTGAGAGGTCAACGACCCCGCGGTGCCAGCCATTCTCATGATGGCTGGACGACACTGGATCGGATGTCGCCGTGCGGTCTCCTCCCCCAGAGGGGGGAGGAGAACAGGCCGGTACCGACCGCAACCGGTATTCTGCCTTCATCCTGAGAATTGCTGTTGCGCGAAACACGTCATTGCGAACCCTCGTCGTCAGACGAGGGTGAAGCAATCCAGGGCGCGTTCATGGCGCATTCGCCCTGGATTGCTTCGTCACGTCGTTCCTCGCAATGACGGACGGGGGTGCCTGCTGACCTCGGCTGTCTCTTCAGTGGTCTCGCCGCTGCCTCGTGTCCGTTCAAGCGATTGCCCTGCCGAGCTATGACCGATTTTGGGTGACGGCGTGATCAGGCGGCGGCGGATTGGTCGGCGTCGGTCACCTGGATGCCGTCGCGGAATTTGACACCTTCGACGACCTGCGGCAATCGGTT